GTTTATTATGCTCCAGTGAAAATAACGAAGTTGTTCGCACCTTGAACACAAAGACATCTCTCAGATAAGAAATGAACTTGCATAGCGTCTAGATCAGAAGTGTAAGCTCCTCCAACAGATCCAGTTAACCAAGACTTCATTCGGCGGTCATCAGCTTGAGAAGCGCGATAACGTACGTGTAAGAATGGTCGGCGGATGTTAGTGCCTAAAGTTTGATCGTAAACAGTAGAAGTTCCAGCAGGAACTAATACTCCCTCAATTGGGTTAATAGTTGCAGCTCCACCAGCGGCTACTAAACCACCACGCGTAGATGCGTCATTAAGATACTTCCAGTCAGTCTTATAGAAATCATAAGAACCTCTTCGGAAACCTGTGAAACCTAAGTTCAACGCCATTTCTTCAGAGTTTTCAAATAAACCATAAGCTGTTCCACCGTTTGCTCCAGCAGATAATCCAGCAAGCATGTCGTCAAGCTCTAATGAAAGACCTCTGTTAACGAATAACATGTTCTCTTCAATAGCTCCTTGAGTATCAAGGTTCTTAAGAATTTTGTCAAACTCACCTAGAGTTCCACCAAATTCGTTTTGAACATTACCTCTTGACTTAATAGCAGCGAAAAGACCTTCAGTACCTTTCTTAGTAGCAATTGCAGCAGAACCAGCAGCAGCTAATTCTCCTTCAACAACAGACATCTCTAAGTAGTCTTCAAAACGTAGTCGTGTCTCAGACTCAGCTTTTAAGTACCAAAGATATCCGCTTGTTCCGTCTTCAGTAGCAACTTCTACCCAACCAATCTGTGCAGTGTCAGATCCTGAGATTTGATACTTAGATTTGATAATGATAGGTGAATTACTAAACTGAGTGAAAGAAGGAGTGATAGACTCTGCAGAAGCATCGCCAAGTCCTTTTCCATATTCAGAACCGTAAACAAAGATCTTAAGATCTGTACGAGCTCCAGCTCCCAAACCACCTGCGTTTGCAGCTGAAGATAAAGCAGCAGCAGCGTAAGGCGCAACTGTAATAGTAGCGTCAGCTCCTCCTACAACACCTGCAGTTTTAGCAGTTACAACAGCTGTACATTCAGTTCCGTTAGTTGGGTCCATAACAACAATTGTGTCATTTACTCCAATAACGTTAGTAATGTTAGCTGTAACGTTGAAAGATAAAACATTAATAGGATTACCAGCTGCCATGATAACGTTATCATAAGCAATGTGTAATCTGTTTTGCTCCGACCAAACAACTTGGTCAGATGTCATTGGCATTTCAGCTCCAACCATACGTAAGAAACCAGAAAGAGTTCTGTTTCCGTAACGCTCTACTTCTTGTTCGTAGATCTCAGGTAGGTACTGTTGTGCGAAATCATTTGTGCCATCTGTAAAACTAAGGTAGTTAGTTTCAAGGGCTTGTAATTTTTGGCTAGGGACTATTGATCCAAAAGCCGGCGTTAATGAACTTGCCATAATTTATATAGTTTTAAATTTTGATTTTTTTAATTTTAAGTTTTGAAGAATCATTCGCGTCATTGCCTAAAACTTTTACTTTAATCCCGTTTTTAAACCCATCAGTTTGTGCAACTGGTCTTGAGTCTGTACTTGGGTTTTTAGATCCGTCGACTACCTCTCGGATTGCGTCGGCTTTTCCTTGTTCGTAAAAATGATTAGCAATAGTATCTACATTCTCAGCAGCATAAATAGCCTTGTGATAACCTTTTGAATCTTTTACCTTACCTTCATTGTCAAAGAACTTCCCGACTAGGTTTGTGATATTAGACTGTTTATCAGCTAGTTTTTCTGGATTTTGCACACCATACCTGAACTTCTTTTCTCCTACCTTAAAATCAAAACCTTTGAAATCTGATTTGAAAAGATCATTTGTTTGCTGTTTAAAATCATTATGATTCTGAGTTGCAGTCTCCTGCTCCTTCGTATAGCGATCGAAAAATTCCATAGCTTTTTTTTGCTCTTGAGTTACACCCGGTCTCAACTTGATCTCGTCGTAATATTTACTCTTTGAGCTTTCTAAAAAGTTTTTGGCTTTTGCAATCTCTTCTTTCATTGCGAGTTTCTTTTTGCGGATCTCTCGCTCCTCTTCTAATTCTTCATCAAACGAAAAAGAATCCTCCATAAGAAAGTTTACTTCATCGCTGTTCAAGTGCGGTTTAGTCTGTTTGTAATATTCTCTTAACAATGTATCATTGTCAACGTTAGAATAATCAGCATTAAGCCGCACATAATCTTCTATAGTTCCGCCTGTATCTTCCATAAAAGAAACAAGCTTTTCAATATTTTCTGGTAAAGGCTTACCTGTTGTTTCAGCTTCTCTCTTGGCTTCTTTAACTTCTTGCTTTACTTCTTGTACCTCTTCATCAGTTATTTCTTCAAGAACTGGCTTTTCATCTTGAACGGTTTCCCGTACTTCTTCAACCACTTCTTCGCTACTTGCACTGTCTTTTGATTCTTCGACAGTAACATCGCTTGCATTTGTTTCTCCGATTTGAATGGCATCGTCTTCTTTTTTATCTTCTGTAGGTATAACTACTTTAGTTACCTCTTCTTGTTTAACCTCTTCTTTAGGTTTAGATAAATCAACTTTTATAACTTCTTCAGTTTTATTTAGTTTTTTCATCTTAGGCTTAGACTTTATTTTAAAGTCGCCTTCTTGCTTTACTTCTGTTGACATAATATAATATAATTAAATAAATAAAAGATTTATTTAGGCCCTAATGAACCTAAATCAAATCCACTTAAATCATCATTACCATCTGACTCGAAGTTAATAGGTAATAAATCATTTTTTCTTTGGTCAATCATTTCTGATTGCTGCGTTCCTTGTATTCTTGTTCTTTGATCTTTACGATCTTCTATTTCTTTTTCTCTATCTGCTTCAACACCTGCTCTAGCTTTTGCTAACTCCATTTGATAGTTAAACTCTTCAGCCATAAGCTCTCTTTTTATTTGAGCTTCATTTTGCATACGCTGTATTTCAAATTGAGATTTAGCTTGTTCAATACTCACTTTTTCTTGAGTTAAAGCTTGTTGCTTTTGTACTTCAGCCATAGCGGCTGCTTCTGAAGCTTGAGCATTTGCTTGAGCTTGAGCCTGTATATTTTGCTGTGATGCAGCTTGCTCTCTTTGTAGTTTTTGAGATTGTCTAAGCTTTAGATATTGATTAGCTAACTTTATGTTGTTTATTTCTCTAATATCTATAGCTCCAGATTTTAAAGCTACCTGAACATTTTGTTCAAGTTTTGCTTTTTCTTCTTCTTCAGGCTCTAACTCCAAATAAATACCAAAATCATGTATTTGTAAATTCATTAACTCTTCTAATGTCCTTGTATTGAAAGTGCTTATAGAATTCATCAAAGCATTTTTATTTAAAGGATGTTTTATAATATCAGCAGTTTTTAAACTTATGTTTTCACAAGTCCTTAAACCTATGTATAATAATGAATCAACTAAATGCCTAGTGGCAACGTTTGAAGCGTTAGCAGCTAATTTTTGTAAACCAACTAAAGAATCTTTATTTGGCATACTACCATCTCTAGCTTCGTTAAGCCCAGTCACATCTCGTATCATTTGTAAATAATACTGATATGTTCCTATTAAACTTTGAATTTTGGCTTGACCAGATGAAGACGTTAATTCTGAAACAGGCACTTTGCCTGGATTCATACCACCTTCTTGAGTAAGCGATCTACCAACTATAGAACCTGTTTGGAAATACA